AGATTACTATTGATGGTGTTTTGTCTTTAGCCATTTTACTTTTTCCATAATCCTCTCTCTACTAACTGAGCAATAATACCATAGTTAGTAATGTCTTGGTAGGTGTCTATTAATGGTTCGTTTTTACCTGTTTGTTTAGTAATGATAAGATTTTTCCATCTATTTACTTTATCTGATAAACGATACCAAAGTCCAGTTAATGCAAAGTCTTTTTCTTCATCATTTGATAATTGAGTACCAGCTGCAATGTTTGCCATTCCATAATCTAAATGTTTTTTAGCAAATAAAGTATATTGCTCTTTAATTATTTGTTTATATCCTTGAGCGATTGTAGGATATTCTTTTTCTAGCTGTTCAGTAACAGACATTTCTTCTTTAGCCATATTTAATTAATTGAGCTAGCCATGTATGAAGTGGCTGCGGTATATGTTATACTATTTGGTTGTACCCAATCATTGTGATTACCTAATAATAAAGATGAGTTTCCATTACGCGCTGTGTAAGTATTTGATGGCTGTATGGAGGTATTTAAACTCACCTCAACTAAAAAGGACGTAATAAGATCTCAATTTGATCCAATTGATCTTTTTTGTCGCTAGGAATTTCCATTGATGCAGCCATTAAAGCTGATGGTTGAGATTCTGCTAAGATCATTTTTGGTTCTACTAATACTTTAGATTTTAAACCATCGTCTTTAGATTGTTTTTCTGTTGGGTGCCATACAATGGCGTACTGGAATAATGTTGATTTTTTCATTTGTTTTTGTTTTATTTTAATAGTTTTTTAATTTCTTTTTCGTCAATGCCTTGTTTAACTAAAATATCCTCTACAAAATCTTTACCTGTTATCATAATATATTCTTCTGCTTCTGATGTTGAACATTCAAAATGCTCAGAAATATATTTTGTTAGTTCAGGTAGAACTAAACTTTTAGTATTTGATTTGATGAATGGAGAGTAAGTGTTTTTTGATTGTGGAATCATCCAACAGTATATTTCATACAATTTTCTATTTTCTTTAACATTTAGTCCTTGAACATAATTTATAATGTCAATATATTTAGAATTCATGCTTAAAAACTTATTAATCATGTATCCACTAAACATCTTTTGTTGTTCAGGAGTAAATGTATCCCAAGACTGTTTAGTATCAATGATCGCTTTTACGAAATCAAAGATACTAAATTGTTTTGGTTTAGACTGTTTTATTGTACTCTTCATATAATACTTTTATAAATTCATTTTCTTCTTCATTTGTAATAGCTGTGCCAAAACTAACAATGCCTAATAATTCAATAAATTCTTTGACATCTATTTTAAATTCCGGGATAGTAAATTTGTTATCAAGTTTTTTCCAAGAATCAAAAGGCATATTCAAAACACTTTTTCTTATTTTATATTTTTTCATAACCTAAATATATTAAAATTCTTTATGTAAGCCTAACTATATTTCCAAATGAAACCGTATGCTGTTTTTTGTTTTCCTTTTAAACATTGATTAAGACTAGTATTATTATAACTAAGCCCCAATGATTCTAAAGCACATATTTGTGATTGCCATTCTTTAATAAAATTTCCACATTTATCATATTGCAATATTGATTTAGTTGTCTTTTTAAAAGAAAATTTATCAATATTGAGTTTAGATAGTGGTTTACCATTAAACCTTTTCCACATAAAACCATATGCTACTTTATTTTTAATTTTACAACTTTTGTTTATATCACTTCCAGTATATTTACCAAATGATTTAGCTGCTTCAATAGCACTATCCCATTTTTTAATTAAAATTCCTTGTAACGTGTATTGATAAACGGGTTTGGATTTTGCTTTAACATAATTTATTACAATACTTTTGGGTGTTTTAAATTTCTTTCTTTCTTCTTCAGTATAAAATGAGGGTCCGCTACCTCCATTATTTTTATTTTCTAATTTAAAACCCCAACTTTTGAATAAATTTATATAATATTTTTCCCAAAATCCCCATTCATTTAATTTAACTGTATCTAAGAGTTCAATTTCACAACATGTTTCAAATTTTATAGAATGTTGGTTTTTTCTTTTAATTAACGAATTTATAGTTTTACCTATATAAAAAGGAATACCATCTCCTTTATGTAATAAATATATTTTTACTTCCATATTATTTTATTATAAATATATGGAGGAAGCAGGTATATTAAGATTTTTCTAAAGAAAAACCAATACTTGTATAATCATCTCTAATTTCTTTAGGAACCATATCCAAAAGTATTTTATTAGTATTAACATCATACATTACTGGAATTGGTATTAATGCATCTTCACTTGTTCCGGATAAGAATTTACTCATTTTTCTTAAAATCATTCCCTCAGCGAATAATATTGGGTTTCCTTCTGCTGATTCGATTGGAGTGGATTGTTTGATATCCACATTCATTTTTAATTGTTCTTGGCTCATATGTTTTATTTTATTGTTTCTAAGATTCTTTCTTGCAATTGTTTAAATTCTATTTCAGTAACATCTTTTGAATTATATAATTCAAATTTAATATCACCAACTGAAAATACAGTGTCTTTTACTGATAATACATAATAGTCATTTTCAAAATGATTTATTAGGGCTTTAAATGTTTTTTCAAATTCTTCATTATCTACATGAGAATATGTTTCGGCTGGAAATCTAACTACTAGTATTGGTTTTATTTTTTTCATTTTATTGTTTCTAAGATTTTGGCTATGCAAGCTATTATATTTATTTCTTTATCAACTCTAAACGCAGCATGGTACATGTACTCTTCTAAGTAACATATTACTATACCTTCATTTCCATTAGAGTACTCATTTAATTTCTCGTATAAAAATTTATATACATCCTCAAAATCCTCTAAATCAGTATTTGCAATAATTTGTCTAATGTTATTAAACGATTTACTTGATGGTTTCTTTAATTCAGCCAATAAAGCACCTTTATATTCGTCAGTTGAATTAGACATTGTATCTAATCTTAAAGCGCCATCTATAGTATACTTTTGACAGTTATTAATGATTTTTCTAAAGTCAGGGTAAAATTTATTTACAACACTAACTAGATCTGGAATTTCGTATTCGATTTCTTCTTTATCTAAAATAACAGAGATATGCTGTGCTACTACTTTTTTAGTAGGGGGTTGTAAATCAAATTCCTGTAATCTACTTCTAAGTGGTTCTACTAAGCGTTCTGGGTAGTTACCTGTTAATATAAAACGAGTAGTTAAACTATACGTTTCAATCATATTCAATAATACTACTTGTGACGCTTGAAGTATATGAGTTGATTCATCTAATATCACTATTTTAAGTGGTTTAAATGAGCCAGCAGCAGCGAATGCTCCTATTTTTTCTCGTATAACATCTATGCCTCTTTCATCAGCAGCATTTACATACAAATAATCGCAATCAATATTTTTAACTAATATTTTAGCAATTGTTGTTTTACCTGCACCTGGTTTTCCAAAGAATCCTAGGTGTGGGATATCTTGTTGCTTGATGAATTCTTCAAATTTAGATTTGTATTCATCTTTACAAATGTATCCTTCTAGAGTGTCAGGACGATATTTTTCGTTTAGTATTGTGTGTAACCTTTTTGCCATAACTTTTATTTTTATTAAATATACAATTCATAATTTAGGAAGCCAAATTTAATAGTCACCATATATATTGAATTTTTTTACTGGAGGTGGAGGTGCGGGTGCTACTTCTTCAGTAGTAATCATATACAACTCACCTTTTAAAGGCGCTAATCTAAATTCACATTTAGTTTGTGTTTGTTGAAAATATGCTTCTAGTGTTTCAGTTAATGATGAATGAACTGTATTTGTTTTATCATCTATTAACACAAAACGGTCCCCAGGAGGGACACGCTTTGCAATTAATATATTCTTTTCTACTTGTTCCATTAGTACATTCCAGGCATTCCACCTGCTTCGTTATTTGAATCTTTGTCTTTTATTTCAATGATTGCTGCTTCAGTTAACAATACTGTACCAGCAATTGATGCTGCATTTTCGATAGCGTTTCTAGTTACTTTAGCTGGATCAATAATACCTGCTTCTTTCATATCTACAAATGTTTCAGATTTTAAATTGTATCCTTTCCAGTTGTTATCTCCCATTTGATTGATTAAACCATAACATTCACCTTCTGAGTAACCTGCATTTGTTAAAATCTTCATAAATGGAGCAGCACATGCTTTATAAACTATTTGTTTACCAATGTAAATATCTGAGTCTAGTTCGGTTCTTGTTCGTGTAATTGCTTCACGAGCATATAATAAAACAGATCCACCACCTGGTACAATACCTTCTTCAATTGCTGCTTTTGTAGCATGTAAAGCATCGTCAACACGATCTTTAGTTTCTTTCATTTCTAGTTCACTATTTCCACCTACGTGAATAATAGCTACACCACCAATAAATTTAGCTAAACGTTCTTGTAATTTTTCTTTTTCGAATGGTACAATTGATTTGTCAATTTGTTGTTGAAGTTCTTCAATTCGTGATTCGATTTTTTCTGTTTCTCCTTTACCATCAACAATAGTTGTTTGGTCTTTAGAAATAGTAACTAAACGAGCTTTACCAAACCAATCCCAAGAAAATTTATCTAACTTCATTCCTTTATCTGAACTAAATACCTGACCACCAGTCATAGTAGCCATATCTTCTAGTAATAATTTTCTACGATCACCAAAGTCAGGAGCTTTAACCGCTGCTACTTTTAATGTTCCTCTCATTTTATTTACAATTAAAGTCGATAAAGCTTCTCCATCAATATCTTCAGCAATAATCAATAACGATTTTCCTGTTCCAGAAACGCCTTCTAAAATTGGTAATAAATCTTTTACTTGATTAAATTTCTTGTCTGCAATTAAGATGAATGGTTCTTCTAAAGTACAAGTCATATCAGCATTGTTTGTAACAAAGTAATGTGACTTATATCCTCTATCGAATTGCATACCTTCTACAGTTTCAAGATATGTTTCTCCTGTTTTAGATTCTTCAATATGAACTACTCCTTCACGACCTACTTTATCCATTGCTGCTGCAATTAATTTTCCAATTTCTGGATCGTTGTTTGCTGAAATTGTAGCTACTTGTTCTAATTGAGATTCGTGGTTGATATCTTGTGATATCTCTTTACGAATATAATTTACTACTTCTTTTACTGCTTGGTCAATACCACGCTTAATTTCTACTGCATTTGCCCCTTTATCTAAATAAGACAAACCCTCATTAATAATGGATTGAGCAAGTAAAGTAGATGTAGTTGTACCATCACCTGCATTGTTTGCTGTTTTGATAGATGCTTGTTTAATCATCTGTGCTCCCATATTTTCAAGAGGATCTTCTAAATCAGTTATATTTTTAGCAACGGTTACACCATCTTTTGTTGTTAAAACTTCTCCATAATGGTTGTATATTACACAACGTCCATTAGGACCCAAAGTGGATGTAACTGCATCGGCTAATTTATTTATACCATTAACTAATCTTTTACGGGCATCTGATCCTGATTCTATTTTTTTATTCATAACTTGATTTTAATTGTTAATAATTGCTAATACTACATTTTCACCACATGACCAATATTCTTGACCATCTAGTTCTACTTTTGATGGACCTACTGCTGGTAAAATGACTTGCTGTCCTTCTTTAAGAGTTGTAGGTACAAATTCTCCTGTTGCACAATAGTAACCAGGTCCTACAGATACAATAGTACCTTTAAGACCTTTTTCACGGCCCAAATCAGGGACAACGATTGAACCATAAGTTGTTTCTTCCTCTTCTTGAGGTTTAACGATAATGCTGTTGAATACAGCTTGTAATTTTGACATAGATTTTATTTTTTATAACTTGTTTTACTTGTATAAATATATTAAACTTCAGTTGTTTCATCAAGCTTTAATTCTTCTTCCTCAACTATTTGAGCTTCGTCAATTTTTTCAACAAAGTAATACATTCCATTTTTCTTTAGAACAACGTCAGCTCCTAAATATTCTTTATATTCTTGTGTGAATTCTTCCTTAATAGATGTTTCTTTAAGGACCCTTTTAACTGAATATAGATCTCCATTCCAGTCTACTATTTGTTTTGATATTGTGAACATTATATTTCTTTTTGAACTATGTAATACGTACTTTTTATATTTTCTGCTGTGAACTCTAACTTCATTAGTCCTTCTAAATTAATTGACATTTTAGCTTTTTCAGCATCTTTATTTACTGATAATATATCCTTAAGTAAATCCGAGTTGAACCCCAATGTAAAGTCATATGGTACATTGTTTTTAACAAAATTAGATAAGTAATAAGATACTTTGTTTGAGTATTCTATATCACCACCAAACACCAATTCAAGTTGAAATTCGCCTTCCATATCAGTGGTAGGTTTTAACATTACTGTTTTACTATCATCTAATGCAGACTTTGCTTTTATTAAAGCCAATATCATCTCTTTATCAAGTGATGTTTCTAGATTGTATATATCTGGTCCTGTATAAGCACCTGATTTATTGATTGTTAATGTATCTGCTAAAGTGTAGTTTGCAGTAAACTGGTTGTCTGAAATTATTAGTTTAGAGCAAACTTTGTTGTTTTTAACATAACTTAACATTATATCTCCATTTGTAATACTAATTAGTTTTAGTAATTGAGATGTGTTACTTATACCAACAGTTGAATCAGATAAAGTAAAACTAGTGTGAGTTACTTCTCCAATCATTTCTTTGGTGGGTGAGGTAAATTTAATGTTTAGTTGATTATCTTTAATATCCCATTTAACGGCTTCTACTAATCCGTTTAAGTAGTATTTACTAATTGTGTTTTGTAATTCTATTTTTGATATCATATTAGTTGAGGTATATCTTGTAAATCATTGGCTAGTTTAGTATATATTTGAGTTGATCTAATATCTTTATGTCCTAGAAGTTTTTGGATTTTATTTAAATCTACTTTTTGTTCGTATAAGTGGGTAGCATAACAATGTCTTAATATATGAGGATGAAATTGATTTCCAAAGTATTTTTTAACTATTTTTTGAATAGAGCCTTCTGAGTATTGAGGGAAATTTTGTCCTTTAAAGAGATATAATTCTGGTTTGTATTCGATAAAATATTTTCTAAGGAGTTGGAGTAGGTTTTCACTAATAGGGATAAATCTATCTTTAGATCCTTTACCTTGAACAACTTTTATTAAATTTTGTCCTTTTAAAATATGTTCAATCTTTAAATTAATTACTTCACTTAATCTAAGACCACAACCATACATTACACTACAAATTGCTTTATGTTTAATATTCAAAATATTTTCCAATTTTAATTTAATTTCTTCTTTAGACATTAACGTTGGAAGATACTCTTTTTTCTTAGATCTAACAAATTTAAATTTCCAGTTTTTTCTTTCTAAAATATTTAAATATAAACATTTTAAAGATGCTATTACTTGATTTTGTTTAGATCTAGAAGAATTTTCAAAATTAATCAAATATACATTTATGTCATCCATATTGATATGGTATGGGTTTTTATCTTGTAAAAATAATTCAATTTCTCGTAAATAACATTTTATTGTTTGTTGAGAATTATATTTTTTTGTTAAATAAAACTTACATTTTTCAACAAAATTAATATTTTTATCCATATAATGTGTTAATTTCTAATATTTTAAATAGTGTGACATTTAAGCAACCGTTATGCGCTATTTTTCTAAGTGGTGTTCAAGTGCTACTATCAATCCGTGTGCTACATTACCTTCCTTGTCTATCAACTCCCATAGGTATTCTTCCAGCTTATCTTTCACATAATCCGTGTCACTTTCATCAGCTAATGGGTCTGCAATCAAACAGCGCATAACATCGGCTATATGCAATGCCTGTACTTTGTGTACTTCTTGTAAGTGTTCCTTTGCTTTCATGTTTATCGTTTTAAATTAAGTTATCGTTTCAAAATCGGCACTGACATATAGCCGTGTCCGTTATAAGCAAACGGTAGCTACTAATTAATATTTTTTGCAGCTATTTTAATAAGTTCGTTATTTTTTCTTTATAAAACTCACAAACAGGAGTATAAATAAAAACAACTGAAAATATAAAATGAGCTATTTTAAAAATAGTGTTATCTGTTTCATATTTTGTTTTAAACATTCCTAAAACTAAAGCCGAAAATAATATTGTAATTATTACTATTGTAATTTTTTTTGTAGTTGTCATATTATTGTTTTTTAAATTAATTTTCTATAGTAACATTTGTAACCGTCAGCTTATAACAGCAGCTAATAAACATTAAAACGATTTATTAGCTGCAAAACGTTATATTCAATTATTTTAAAACAAGTTCCTCCCCACATAGTGAGTAGTACAAGTTCTGTAATTCGTGAACATATTTAACGTGCTTATAATGTGAATAAACCTCAAACCATATTTCTCCGTTTGATTGTACTTCCAAATTAAAAAGCCCTTGCACCCAATGATACCAAATACTTCCATCTTCATCTATATCGGGTTGCTTTAATCTCTCTGGCATATCTTCGGTTATATTCTTTTTTATAAGACCTAATTTTTCTAACCAATCATCTGTTAATGGTATTGGCTCTGCTGATTTTAGCACTTCGCTATTAATCATTCCTACTTGTAAATGAAGCCCTTGTTCATCTATCCAATTCCCTATTCTTACTTCTTTATAATCCATCGCTAACTTGTTTTAAAATAACTAAATATAACACAACCTAAAATCAAACCGCCATCACCAAACCGCTTATAAAGGCGGTCAGCTTTTAGCTTGATACCGTTAGCGGTAATGCTTTCCGACATACAACGTATCTCCAACATTCCACTCTTCATTTGTTCTAATTAATATTTCGCCAAAATTATCTCTTACGGTATATTTCCATTTACCATATTGTCCATCGTTATTTGATTTTGATTCAACTACCATCCCATTATTACCATACCAAATTCTGTGTATTGGTTGGTTATCACAACTACTGAATAGCACTACCGCTAACAGCACATAGGCAAAAAAGCCGTTCAGTTTTCTATTTGACATTTTGTTTAAATTTTAAAGTTTATCATTCTAATTAAGTTCTTGTTTCGGCTTCTTCGCCTATGTGCAAACCGTTAGTACCAATAGCCTTTGATGTTTAATCTTCGGGAGTTAATATAGGTCTATTAGGTAATGACATCCAATGTGTTATAAATAAATAATTACCATCTTCAAATAATATATCATCATCATTTCCATTATAAAAATCTTTAAATTCCTTGCCATCAAAACCTAATACCATTTTTCTAAATTGGCAATGTTTATTTTTTTAAATATACAACTAATAATTTAGGAAGCCTAACTATTAATTACATCATTAATATCGTCTAAAAATATATTTAACCATAAGTTTTCTATATTATTATTAAATGATATAAGTATATTTTGAGCAAAATTTTCTCTAGATGAATACCAATAAAGAATCTGTAATTCTGCTTTTTGTGCATCATCAAAGAAATTATTATATCTTTTAGGATAGTTTTGATAAAATAAATTAGCTGCTTTTTTTTATATCATCATCTATAATTTGATCTTGATCCCAATTCCCTCCAGTCTCATTCCACAATTTTTTAAGTTTATTTTTATGAGTAAGAACATAATTAGTAAACATATCTTTGTCTACTTCAAGATCTTTATCTCCACTAACAAAAAAAGCATCTCTTAATGTTCCATTATCTAAAAATTCAACAGGAGGAAGTTCTTTTTCTTGAGCATAAGCATCTAAGTAATCCTTTTCATATGAAGATAAACTATCTATTCCTTTAGATGAAATTTTATCTAAGATTTGGTCTATATTGATATTTTCATTTAATACTTTTTTAATTTCTTCCTTGATGATTTGGCGAAGCTGCGAGTGTTTCATGATTTTTATTATAAATATATTAATGTTTTTCCTCCCACATAAATCCACCAGCTGTGTTTTGTCGCCCATTTATAGTAGCTCTTATATCTACAGAACTAATACCAGTTTGTTTGGCTGCTTTAGCAGCAGATGGGTATTCTGCTATAGGTATTTTTACTATTTCATATCTATATTGAATAATAGGTATTGGTGTTCCTGACGTTTTTCCTGTTTTTCCTTTACCATTTTTACTTATTTTAGCTCTAGTTTCTTCACTATGTTTTCTACCTATAAGTTCAGGTCTAGACATACCTTTTTCCCATCCTTTAGAAGATAATGTCATATTATAAAAATTTGGGTCTTCTACTACATTATAAAATTTTAACCAATATGCTTCTCTTTCTAATAATTCTTCTTTAGATGAACAATATTCTAAAATTTCTTTTTTAAAATTTTCTTTACCATATTTTTTAATAGCAGATTTAATAGACTTACCTCCTCCAAAATAGCTATTTCTATTCCATGAATCTCTCCCTATATATTTTTTATTATTAATAAGGTTTGTTATTTGATATATTACCATAATATTTAGTTTATATAACGGGGAAATACCCGTTTATTATACATATTATGAAAAATTAAAAAATCGCCCTACATTTTTATTTAATGCTGGGAAATCCCAAGAAAGGTCAAGATACAATGATTTTAATTTATTAGCTAATAACGAGTCAAATATCTCCTCAACATCAATATATGTTTTAACAAATTCTTCTATTTCTTTAGGTACTTGAGCATTTGGAACAGCAATTGTTTCTAGATTGTAAGGGTTTTTCTTTAAGTTAATAATGAATATTTTATCTCCTTCTATAATCGATTCATACTTTTTATCTAGTTTTTTAAATCTAAGTAAGTCATTGTAACGTACTGCTGCTTTTGTATTTGCAGGTGCTTTTAATCTAAATGAACTAAACATATCTCCTGTACTAGCTGGTATATGGTACTTATGAATTTGCTTTACTCCTGTAGGTTTTCCTAGTTGTTTTGGGTCTAGTGTTTTTAAAGATTTGTAGAATGTAACTATATCCTTATCTATTTCAGATTTAGGTTTACCAAACAATATATTTTTAATAAAATCCTCTCCAAATTTCTTAAACAACTTATTCATGTTGGACTTCATTAATTCAAGTCCTTTCATATCTAGTTCTTCTACAGCA